ACTACAACAATATTTAACACTAGTAAAACAACTACTACTGTTTTTGGTACGTTCACTTTTTACAACACGCTAACAACATTTGAAACTAGTAGAAGCACGTCGACTAGTAGAACTACTACAGTATCAACAAGTAGATCAACGACCACTACGTTTAATACGTCTAAGTCAACAACTACTACATTTAATACATCTACAGTAACTATATATAATACCAGTAGAACTACAACTGTTAGCACAAGTAAGTCAACAACTACCACGTTTAATACTAGTACGACTACCACTACAACATTTGGTACATTTACGGTTTATAATACTTTAACTACTTTTAATACTAGTAGATCAACATCAACAAGCAGAACAACAACTGTATCAACAAGTAGGAACACAACAACAACTTGGAACACTAGTAGAACTACTATATTTATAACTAACAGAACAACTGTTGTGTCTACAAGTAGAGATACTACAACGACTTACAATACAAGTAAGTCTACAACTACTGCTTATGAGACACAAAAAGATACGACAACTACGTATACTACGTTTTGGAACACTAGTAGAACAACACAGACAATAACAATAACAAATTGGTTTACCACGGTGACCACAGAGTATAACACTAGTACAATAACAAGTAAAGGTACAACAACAGTATTTAACACGAGTACTGCTACTACAACAACATATGTTACAACGTTTAATACTAGTACTACAACTGTATATAATACACAAACAGATACAACAACTGTTTATACGACATTTTTTAACACTAGTACAATAACGAGTAAAACAACAATAACAGTATTTAATACTAGTACGACAACTACTACGACTTTTAATACTAGCAAAACAACAACAACCACATATAATACAAGCACTAACACAACAACTGTTTATAACACTAGTACTACTACTACGTTTATAACAAACTGGTTTGTAAATCCTACTAAATCACTAGCTAGACATCCAGGTAATACGGTATATATTAGTAGGACTGGTTTATAGGTAGAAAAGTGTAATTATATGTAACTATTATAATACTAACAATTAAATTTAATTATATGGAAATGTTTAATAAAAAGGAGCTAGATAATAGAATAGGTCCTTTAAAAAAAGAAAAAAAGCTATACGAGCTAGAAAACATAGAAGGTTATGTTATTAGAAAGTGTAGTGAATATGGTTTAGAATCAAGCTATGATGTGTTAGCTGAAGAAATGCCATATTTTAAAACTATAGGTTATACAGAGTTTGCAACAAGTTTTTATATGCAACCTTTAAACTTTAAGTTAAGAAACGAACAGTTAGCAGACGCCTGGAATGATGGGTGCACTAAATGTAAAACGCTAGATTATTCTAGTTATTTAGTTGAAAATATACAGAAAAATATTGCTAACAAGTACATGGATAGAAAACAAGATTTTGATAAATATCCACCTAAAGATTACTTAGTAGTTTTACCTGGATCAAACAAGGTAAAAACAAATGTTTGTTTAAACAGGTTAAGACATATTAAAAGAAAACATGGTGATAATATTTATTTTAAACCTCATCCAATAACAACACATCAGATTATTGGTGAACTAAAAGATTTCTTTGGTGAGCAGTGTATATTACCTAGAGATATTGACATGTATTATTACATGCAAAAAGCTAAAACAATTTACACCACGCATATAAGTGAAAGCGCTGTTTATGCTTGTGTTTTAGGTAAAAAAATAGAACCTATTGACGTTTGGAACAATATACAAATGGGTAGTTTTTATACTATAAATAACTATTTATTTGCTCACGTTGGTGATAAGAGAGAATTTATTAACAAGTCTTTTTCAAATTATAAATCAGGTATTATAAATCCTTGGTTAGATGAAGATTGGAGACATAAAGTTGATAGGTATATGGATTACATATCTAGAAAGAGACATTTGTATAAAGACTGGTTTATTGCCGATAATCCTAAAAAGAAGTAAAAACAGTGACAATTGCGTAATAATATAAAATAAGTAATTAAATAGAATAAAATGAGTAAAAGTAAAGATTTAAAAATTTCAAAAAAAGAGCTAGAGAATATACAGAATAAGGTAAAAGCTATTAATTCTCTACAAATGAATATAGGTGGTTTGGAGGTTCAAAAAGCCTCAGCCATACAATTATTAAATGCTAATCAAGCTGAGTTAAATGTAATTCAACAAGAATTACAAAAGAAATACGGTGACGCTACTGTAAACTTAGAAACCGGTATAATTAAGGAGAACAAAGATGGATCACTTAATAAGAAAAATTAGTATTGGTAAAGATTATAAAAACGAAGCTATGCACTACTCTGTAGGCCAAGAGGTCTACGGAGGGCATACTATCGATTGTATAATAGAAGAAAAAGACAAGTATCGTATTTTTATTAAGAAACAAGATGAGATTTTACCTTGGAAAGATTTTAATAAAAATATGGCTATAGCTGTAGAATACAACCTAGAATATTAATGAGAGGTTTATATTACTTTGTTGTTAAACCAATAGGTTCTAGATACAACAATGTTAAAAAAATAGGTGATAAATCGCTTATTACAAATACAGAAAACTTTACACATCAAAACGTTAATAGAAGCGCTATTGTTTTATCTGTGCCATTAGGTATTAAAACTGATGTAAAACCAGGTGATGAAGTAATAGTGCACCATAATGTTTTTAGAAGATGGAAAGATGTTAGAGGTGTAGAGCAAAACAGTAAGAGCTATTTTAAAGAAGATCAATATTTTGTTCAATTAGATCAAATGTATCTTTATAAACAAAATGGTGTTTGGAAATCAATAGATGATTATTGTTTTGTAAAGCCAATTTATTCAAATGATATATTCAGTTTAGATAAAGAAACTCCTTGCGTTGGTGTTTTGAAATATTCTAATAATAGTGATGAACTAAAGCAATTAAAAGTTGGTGATCTTGTAGGTTTTACACCTAGAAGTGAATATGAATTTATAATAAATGGTGAAAGGCTATATAGAGTATTAACTAAAGCAATGACAATTAAATATGAATATCAAGGAAAAGAAGAAGAATATAATCCAAGCTGGGTATAAAGCTGTTGATGAATTAATTAAAGTTGCTAAAGAAAAAATTGTAGAAACAGAAGATGATGTATCTGCTGATAGATTAAAAAATGCTGCAGCAACAAAGAAGCTAGCTATATTTGATGCATTTGAAATATTAAATAAAATACAAGACGAGCAAGACATGCTTGACGGTAATGTAAAAGAAGAAGTTAAGCAAGAGTCTTTTTCTGGTTTTGCTGAAAGAAGATCTAAATAATGTACAAGCAAAATTTATACGAAATTATTAAGCCTATAAAATTAAACACAATTAAAAGGCTTAATAAAAGAAAGGCTTGGGAATATGGCTATAACAAAGAACATGACGTTGTAGTTATTAGCAAAGATGGTACGATTGGCGATGTGTATAGCATACAGAATTTAAAAATAGCTTTGCCAAAAACGCCAAAAGTAGTTAAGAAGTTTGAGCATGACAAATGGCAAGTAACACCGTATCCAAAAGAGCTTAATAGGATAAAAACAATATTTGATTGGCGTGAATATCCGCAAGATTTTAAAAGTAAATATATTGACTATATAGAAGATGAGTTTAGAAAAAGAGAAAATGGTTTCTGGTTTTATAACAAGGGTATTGCTACTTATATTACTGGCACTCATTATATGTACTTGCAGTGGTCCAAAATTGATGTTGGTAACCCAGACTTCAGAGAAGCTAACAGACTCTTCTACATATTCTGGGAAGCTTGTAAAGCAGACAGACGTTGTTACGGAATGTGCTATCTCAAAAACCGTAGATCGGGATTTAGCTTTATGGCCAGTGGAGAAGTGGTTAATTCAGCTACAATTAGTTCCGATGCACGATTCGGCATATTGTCCAAATCTGGGCCCGATGCTAAGAAAATGTTCACAGATAAAGTGGTACCAATATCGGTCAATTACCCGTTCTTTTTTAAACCAATACAGGACGGTATGGATAGACCCAAGACCGAGCTGGCATATAGGGTACCCGCATCAAAGCTCACAAGAAGGAATATCACGAGTACGAGTGAAAGGCCCGAGGAGCTCACGGGACTTGATACCACAATCGATTGGAAAAACACCGGGGACAACTCGTACGATGGAGAAAAACTCAAACTCCTCGTCCATGACGAATCCGGGAAATGGGAAAAACCCAATAATATCCTCAACAACTGGAGGGTCACAAAGACGACATTAAGATTAGGTAGTAAAATTATAGGCAAGTGTATGATGGGGTCAACATCAAACGCTTTGGATAAAGGTGGAAACGAATTTAAAAAACTATATTACGACTCTGATGTTACAAAACGAAACAGAAATGGTCAAACTAGTTCTGGTCTTTATTCTTTGTTTATTCCAATGGAGTGGAATTATGAGGGTTTTATGGATCAATATGGTAGACCTGTTTTTGAAACGCCTGAAGAAGAAATATTAGATCACTATGGTGATTATATAGATATAGGTGTTATAGATCATTGGCAAAACGAAGCAGATGGTTTAAGAAATGATCAAGATGCTTTAAACGAATTTTATAGACAGTTTCCAAGAACTGAAGAACATGCTTTCAGAGATGAAACTAAAAATAGTATATTTAATCTAGTAAAAATATACGAGCAAATAGATGTTAATGAAGGTGGTGTTAATTATACTAAAGGTAATTTTCAATGGGCCAATGGTATAAAAGACACAACTGTTATGTTTTTACCAAATCAACAGGGTAGATTTAACATAGGTTGGGTACCACCAAGACATTTACAAAACAAGCAAATAGTAAAAAATGGTATAAAATATCCAGGTAACGAGCATATGGGTGCTTTTGGATGTGATAGTTATGATATATCAGGTACTGTTGATGGTAAAGGATCTAAAGGTGCTTTACACGGTTTAACTAAATTTAGTATGGAAGACGCACCTGCTAGTGAGTTTTTCTTAGAGTATATAGCTAGACCGCAAACAGCTGAAATGTTTTTTGAGGATGTTTTAATGGCACTGGTTTTTTATGGCATGCCTTTACTCGCAGAAAACAACAAACCTAGATTATTATATTATTTAAAAAGAAGAGGATATAGAGGTTATTCAATGAATAGACCTGATAAAGTTTGGAATAAATTATCAGTTGCTGAAAGAGAAGTAGGTGGTATGCCAAACTCTAGTGAAGATATTAAACAGGCACATGCTGCCGCAATTGAAATGTATATCAATGATCATGTTGGTATGAAGGAAGACGGTAGTGTTGGTAGCATGGTTTTTAACAACACGTTAAATGATTGGGCTGGCTTTGATATAACAAGAAGAACTAAATTTGATGCAACGATTAGTAGCGGTTTAGCTATTATGGCTTGCAATAGGCATTTATACTCACCTAGAGCAAATGTTGAAAAACAAAAAATAAATTTAAGCATAGCTAAATATAAAAACAAAGGCATGCAATCAAAATTAATAAAACAATAATATGGCTGAGTCTTACATGAGCACAAATTTTCCTAGTCAAGTAGTTAGTGACGTAGAGAAGTTATCACCAGATTACGGGCTAAAAATAGGTAGAGCTATTGAGAGCGAGTGGTTTAAAAGAGACTCTGGCACAAATAGATTTGCTAGTAATCAAAATAACTTCCACAAACTTAGACTTTATGCTAGGGGAGAACAAGCTATTCAAAAATATAAAGATGAATTATCTATTAATGGTGATTTATCATATCTTAATTTAGACTGGAAACCAGTACCTATTATACCTAAATTTGTAGATATAGTAGTTAATGGTATATCAGAAAGAACATTTGATATAAAAGCATATTCACAAGATCCATACGGTGTAGATAAAAGAACAAAGTATATGGAAAGCATATTAATAG